GCAGTAATGATAAACGGTGTTCCACAGAACGATATGGAAAACGGATGGGTTTATTGGTCTAATTGGGATGGTGTTGGTGATGCCACATCTTCCATTCAGATGCAAAGAGGTCTATCTGCTGTTAATCTAGCTACACCATCGATTGGTGGAACTATGAACATTATTACCGATCCTGCTGCTTTACAGAAGGGTGGTAAGTTTAAACAAGAAGCTGGAGCTGGTGGTTTTCTAAAAACTACTCTTAACTACAATTCAGGTTTAATCAAAGATAAACTGGCATTAAGTGGAACGATTATTCGTAAAACTGGTGATGGTCTTATTGATGGTACTTGGACAGATGCTTGGGCTTATTATGCTGGAGCTAGTTATGCCATAAGTGATAACCAACGATTCGAGTTATATGGAATCGGTGCTCCCCAAAGACACGGACAAAATCTATATAAACAAAATATTGCTACCTACTCACAAGACTTAGCTGGTAGTATTGATGGTTATAATGATTCTGCTTATGTTGCTGGTGAGAAGTTTGAAACTGAGGGTGGTAGATTCTACAATCAGAATTGGGCTCCTGTTAGTTCAGATTATAAAGGTAAACAATACTTTTATATGTATGGTGATAAAACATCAGATAGGTTTAGTTCCGACTTTCTAAATGAAAGAGAGAACTTTTTCCATAAACCACTTGTTAACTTGAATCATTTCTATGATGTAAATGACCAAGTAAGCCTAAGTTCCGTTGCTTATTGGAGTGGTGGTTCAGGCGGTGGAACTGGTACTTATGGTAGTGTTTCAAGAGCTCCTGCTATTGAAGGAAACTCTTGGTATGCAAGTTCACCTTGGATATGGGATTGGAACGCTGAGATTGCTCAGAACTCTGATAATGTAGATGAGGAGTTTTCAACTGATGAAAATCGTTCAACTGGTATTCTAAGAAACTCAATCAATCGTCAAAGCACTCTTGGTTTAATTTCTAAATTAAACTATGATGTTAATGATGACTTGGAAATTCAAGTTGGTATTGACTGGCGAAGTGCTGGGATAGAACATGCTAGAGAAGTTCGTGATTTACTTGGTGGAGACTACTATGTAGACTTTGCTGATAACAATGCTGCTGATGGTAAGAAAGTTGGGTTAGGTGATATTATTGCTTACCACAATGAAACCACAGTAGATTGGTTTGGTGCTTTTGTACAAGGTAAATACGATATTGCTAAGTTCAACTTATATGGTATGGGTGGAATATCCACAATAGGATATTCTTATCTTGACCATTTTGCTGTTGATGCTTCTAAAGTTTCAGCTGACGCTATTACAACTTTTCAAGTGAAAGGTGGTGGTAGGTATAATCTTGATGATAGACTATCAGCATTTGCTAACATTGGTTATGTTGAGAAACCACCAATCTTAGACAATGTGATTGATAATGATGGTAATGTTTCACAGAATCCAGATAACGAGAAATTTATTTCTAACGAAATAGGTGGAGAATATAAAAGTGAATTAGTTGCTATCAAAGGTAGTTACTATAACACTCAATGGAAAGATAGAAACCTTACTAAATCTGTTCAAACAGGTCAAGGTGACTCTGGCGACACAGACATCATTTATCTAACTGGTGTAAATCAAAGCCATAGTGGTTTCGAGATTGAAACTAAAGTTGCTCTTCACGAAATGGTAGACTTAGATGTTGCTATTAGTGCTGGTAATTGGTTCTTTGATGGGGATGCTAAAGGCGACTATACAGAGATGGAATACAATGACGACAATCAAGTTATTGGAACAACATCTACAGAGTATGAATATGCTCTTAAAGACCTAAAAGTTGGTGATATGCCACAGACAGCTTATGTCGGTGGATTAACTATCAAACCAATCAAAGGTCTTAATGTACAAGGTCTTTACAGATGGTACGACAATCATTATTCTGATTGGTCTCCTGATTCTCGTGAGGTTAGTGGTGATGCTGACAGAGCTCAAGTATGGAAAACTCCATCTTACGGCAAGTTAGACTTACATCTATCTTACAGACTACCAGAAGTTGCTGGTTTAGATATGACTATTAGTGGTCATGTTTTTAATGCTCTTGATGGCGTATACGTCCAAGATGCTGTTGACAATAGTAAGTATAATGGGTATGGTGACAAAGTTCACGCTGCTCATAACGCTGAAGTATTCTTGGGAACACCAAGACATTTTAACGTAGGACTTGCGGTCAGTTTCTAAAATAATAAAATTGGGGGATTGAAATATATCCCCCTTTTTGTTAAAAAAACCCTTGACTTGTATAGGGTTTTTTTTGTATATTAAGGTATCAAAAATGAGGAAGTTATAATTTGTATCAAAACATTTGGTGTGAGAAAAGAGGTGGTAATCAAGTAGAAGTTCATCTTTGGGATGATGTTGCTGGTTATCAAAATTTTATATTTAAGAACTATGCTTTTGTTAAAGATGGCGGTGGTCAATATCGTTCTATTTACGGAGATAAGTTAAAGAAAGTAACGTATTGGACAGAAGAGGATTTCAAAACTAGTAGGGTATTTGAATCAGACATACCATTAGATACTCGTATTCTTTTAGATAGATATGAAGATTCAGATGAGCCATCAAAAAACCATCGTGAGTTATTTTTTGATATTGAGGTAGAAGTTACTGATGGTTTTCCTGAACCATCCAAAGCAGCAAACAAAGTTACTTCGGTTGCTATGTATACCAAACATGATGGGGCATATCGTGTGTATGTTTTAGGAGATGGCAAAGATAAAATTAAAGATGGTGTTGATATTCGTTTTTACACAACCGAAAGTCAGTTATTACAAGAGTTTTTAAAGTATTGGATGGGTGTCCAACCAACTTGTGTTACCGGTTGGAATACGAATGGTTTTGATATTCCTTATTTATATAACCGGATAACAAAAGTTTTAGGTGAGGAGTTTGCTAACGCCCTTTCACCGATTCAAATCGTAAAGTATAATCCAAACAAAAAGATGTATCGTATCGCTGGTGTGAGTTCACTAGATTATATGGATTTATACAGAAAATTTACATATACACAACAATCAAGTTATCGTTTAGATCACATTGGAACTATTGAGGTGGGTATAGGTAAGGTTGAATATGAAGGAACACTAGACGACTTATACAGAGATGATATTGATAAGTTTATTGAGTATAACTTAAATGATGTTGAGATTGTTAAGGCACTTGACCAAAAGTTCAAGTTGTTAGAATTGGCTCGTGCTGTATCTCACTTGGGTAGGATACCCTATGAAGAGGTTTACTTTAGTTCTCGTTATATTGAGGGTGCTATGTTAGTTTATCTTCGTAGTTTAGGTTTAGTTGCTCCAAGTAAGTTACCTACTGCTAGTTACGATGGTTCAGAGGGTAGGTTTAGTGGTGCTTATGTAAAGTCACCTGTTCCTGGTTGTTATGATTGGGTGTTTGATTTAGATTTGACTTCCATGTATCCAAGTATTATTATGTCTTTGAATATGTCGCCTGAGACAAAGATAGGTAAGATAAATGGTTGGAATGCTGAGGAATTTATTAAGGGTGAGCAAAAACACTATTCTGTAGAGAAGGATAAGAAAGTTATCCGAACCTTTACAAGTGGAGAACTCAAAGATTTTTTTGGAAAAAATAAAATATCTATTTCATCAAATGGTGTCTTGTATGACTTAACCAACAAAGGTGTCATACCGGCAATACTTGAGAAATGGTTTAATGAAAGAGTAGAGTATAGAAAACTAGCAAAGAAGTATGAAAAAGAAGGTAACGATGATTTACATGGTTACTTTAACAGAAGGCAGCTGGTACAAAAGATTTTACTTAATAGTTTGTACGGAGTATTGGGCTTAACCGTATTTAGATTTTATGATATTGATAACGCTGAAGGAACAACAACAACCGGTCAAGAGTTGATTAAGTTTACGGAAAAGGTTACAAATAGTTATTATAATAAAATACTAAAAACGGATAAGGATTACTGTATCTACACAGATACAGACTCGGTTTTCTATTCTGCTCTTCCACTTGTTAAAAACAGATTTCCAAACGTTGATGTTAAAGATGAAAAGTTTATGACGACACAGATATTGGATATTGCTGACGAGGTTCAGGCATATATCAATAAATCATATAACTATTTTAGTAGTAAATTTCTTAATATACACGAAGGACATAGGTTTGAGATTAAACAAGAAATGATTGCTAAGGCTGCTTTTTGGGTTACCAAGAAGAGATATGGTCAATGGATTATTAACGATGGTGGAACACCTTGTGAAAAACTTGATGTTAAAGGTTTGGATATTGTTCGTAGTTCATTCCCACCAGCATTCCGTGACTTTATGACTAAGGTTTTAAAAGCTATTCTTGCTAAAGTTCCAAAGGAACGTATTGATGGGTTTATTCTTGAGTTTAAGGATAATCTAAAAAATGAAGAGTTAGATAAGATTGCTCTTCCAACCGGCGTAAAGGGTATTAAAAAATATACTAAAAAAGCCACGAGAGGTGGATTTGGTAGTGGTAAAGGTATGTTTACTGAGATGATGAAAGGTGCTCCTGTCCACACCAAGGCTTCGGTTATTTACAATGACTTACTAAGATACTTCAAGGTAAATAAACACGAAGCAATATCAAATGGTAATAAAGTTCGTTGGGTTTATCTAAAAGAAAATCCACTTAAAATAGATGGACTTGCCTACAAGGGTTATGATGATCCTAAACAAATCATAGATTTTATCAATCAGTATGTAGATAGAGACAAGTTATTTGATAAAGCCCTAAAGAAGAAGATACAGATGTTTTATGATGCTATGTCTTGGGATATGCCAGTTGATAAAAAGAATTCAATTGAAAGGTTTTTTTAACTTGACTTTTACAAAAATAATCAGTAAATTAACACATAACATGGAGAATAATAATAATGAATAAAATCACTTTAGATACATTTATCCAAAAGTATAATCTTGGTGGTAGTATAAACGCAGTAAAGTGGGTGTCTAACGGCGAAACACTTTCTACTCGTTTTATATCACCAGATAAAAGTCTTTTGGGTGAGTTATCTTTAACAAAACAATCACTACCTAACTTTGAGGTTGGTGTTTATGATACACCATTACTATCAAAGATGATGGGAACACTCGCTGACAAGGTTGATTTCAAACTAACCAAATCACCAGTAGATGATACACAACCTGTAGCATTTAACTTTACAGATGGTAATATATCTGTTGATTATGTTCTTGCTGCTCTTGGTGTGATTCCTGATGTGCCAGATATGAAAAGTATACCTGAGTTTACTACTCTTGTGAATATTGATACTCAATTTATCAATTCTTTTATTCGTGGTAAAGGTGCTTTATCTGATGTAGAACATTTTTCTATCCAACCAGCAGATGGTGGTGTAGAGTTTGTTATTGGGTTTAGTGATATCAACTCAAATCGTATCAGTATCAAAGTAAAGAGTGGTGCTGTAAAGTTAACAAAACCAATTATCTTTAATGCTAATCTGTTTAAGGAAGTTCTAAATGCAAACAAAGAATGTTCTAAAGCAGTTCTTCAGATTGCTGATAAAGGTCTTGCTCACATCGAGTTTAAGATAGATGATTTCTCGGTTAAATACTACTTAGTATCACAACAGGTATAGTATGAGTTCACACGGATTATGGGTAGAGAGGTATAGACCACAAGACTTAACAACTTATGTTGGTAATGAACAACTAAAGTCAAAGGTTGAGAGGTTTATAGAAGAACAAAATGTTCCACATCTATTACTATATGGTAGAGCTGGTGGGGGTAAAACAACCCTTGCCAAGATTATAATACAATCAATTGAATGTGATTACCTTTATATAAATGCTTCTGATGAAAGAAACATTGACTTGGTTCGAGATAAATTAAAGAGCTTTGCTTCTTCAATTGGTTTCAAACCAAACAAAATCGTAATCTTGGATGAGGCTGATTATCTTAATGTTAATTCAGCCCAACCGGCTCTCCGTAATCTGATGGAAACATTCTCTGCTCATTGTCGGTTTATCTTAACCTGTAATTACGTTGAGAAGATTATTGATCCGATACAAAGTAGATGTCAAACTTACAAAATAATTCCACCATCAAAGAAAGATGTTGCTGTTCACGCCAAGTATATCTTGGATAAAGAGAACATTTCCTTTGATTTGGATGATTTGGCTTTGGTAGTAACTGCTGGTTATCCTGACTTGAGAAAAGTCATCAATGACCTACAAAGACAATCGATAGATGGTAAGTTAAAGATAGACAAAGATGGTATGTTACATAATGAGTTTAAACTTCAGTTCTTAGAGATGATACAAAATGGTGTTGATTTAAGAACTATCCGTAAGTTTGTAGCTGATAGTAACTTTACAGATTATACAGAACTATATCGTTTCTTGTATGATGAGGTAGAGAATATATCGGTTGATAAACTACCAGAAGTTATTGTTGATATATCAAATGGTGCTTATCAAGATGTCTTATGTGTAGATAAAGAAATAAACTTCATAGCAACAATAGCTAATATTCTAAGGAGAGTATAATGAGTACGAAACCAATGAAACAACTACCAAAACAACAAGTACAAGTTGATTTATCTGACGCTGAAACAATGACATGTCAAAAATGTGAGAATAAAATCTTTATACAAGGATATGTAATAAAGAAATTATCAGCAATCATCTCACCAACCGGAAAAGAAGTAATAGCACCGATACAAGTATTTAATTGTGGAAATTGTGGTGAGTTATTACCTATGGGTGGGGAGTTGGATGAACTTATTTAGTTGGATGGATGAACTATTCGTCAAGAAAAGACCTTGGGATAGTTTTTCCGATGCTGATAAGAAGAAGTTCAGCCCATTTATGGTAAATCGTTATCTAAGTATGAACGATGATTTTCTACCAATAATAAATCATTTTCAAAAATTAACGATTGAGGTAATGCCTATAGGAGTAGTATACAAATTTTACTGCTCCTTATTACCAAAGAAAAAAACTTATTTAAGATACCTTAGTGGGAAGAAACAAAAAACTAATGATAAAGTTGTTCCGTTTATACAAGAACACTTTGAGGTTAGTAAGTTACGAGCAAGTGAATATTATAATTTGATGACAAAAGAAGAGTTAACATCGTTAGTAAAAAAATATGGAAAATCCGATAAGGAAATAAAGAAGATGAAAATCAAATGAGTAAATTATTTTTTGCTGTATTGTTATCGGTAATAGGAAATATTATAGCTTGGTTTCATATGCAAGGTCAATTTAAATATGAATGGGCTAAAAGCATTTGGTGGGTAATATTAGGTGGTATACCAATTAGTTTTTGTTTTTATTACAGCACCCGTTGGTTCTATGAATACTTTGGTAACTATTGGTATGTTAGACCGGTTGGTTTTGGAATGGCAACTATAACATTTGGTATTTTAACATCGTTGATACTAAATGAAGTACCAGATACAAGAACAATTATATGCTTGTGTTTATCTGCTGTTATCATTATGATACAATTATCACATTTAATTATAAAATAGAGGTTACAATGAATATAAAAGAAACAGAATTGAAAGCATCAAAAACATCAAGTGATATTGTAGCACAGATGGAAAAGGAATGGCCGTTGATGACATCGGAGTTTAAGAAGATTCAGAGGGAACAATACGAATTGTTTTTACATAAACAACATGATTATGGTCCTGGTAATATATCAGTTGGTTCACCATTATTAACAGAAGAGGATATAAAACTATCTCTTACTGGCTTATGGTTTAGGATGAATGATAAGATACAAAGACTAAAGACTTTATTGATGAGTAACAGAACACATGCAGTACAAGGAGAACCAATGGAAGATGCTTACTTAGATGTGAGTAACTATGGTATAATGGCAACAATTGTAAAGAAAGGGTTATGGGGTAAATAATGGAAAAATATTGGGGCAGTAAAGAAGAAAAAGCAACAAGAAAATTAAGTGCCGATGCTACTGAAAAACACATATCCGTACAAGATAATAAGATATATTATTATTCTGGCGTAAACAGAAACTCTTGTGTTGAATTAAATAAAAAAATTGGAGAGATGGAAGGAAAGTCCTTGACTTTATCAAAAACTCTTGGTATATTACCACCACCAATAAAGTTATTTATTAATTCGGGTGGGGGTTCAATTGTTTCGGGTCTTGCTTCTATGGATACGATACTAAGAACAGAAGTTCCAGTCCATACTTACGTTGATGGATTCTCTGCTAGTTCTGCTACATTTCTTTCGGTGGTTGGCGATGAGAGATATATGAGTAGAAATTCTTACATGCTGATTCATCAGTTAAGTGCTAATTTTTGGGGAACATATTCTGGCTTCGAGGATGAAAAGAAAAACTTAGAATTAATGATGAAAACAATAAAAGACATTTATAAACAATACACTAAACTACCTATGAAAAAACTTGATGCGATGCTAAAACATGATTTAATGTGGGATGCTCAAACTTGTTTAGAATATGGTATGATTGACGAGATAATATAATGGGACATGTATCACATAGTCAGTTTGTTTCTTATAGCGAATGTAACCTTAAATGGAAACTTCGTTACATAGACAAACTAGGAACTTTTACAGGCAATATTCATACTCTTTTTGGAACTGCTATGCACACCGTGATACAAGAATATCTCACGGTGATGTATGGTACTTCTATCGTAGCTGCTGAGGCACTTGACTTAAATGGTATGTTAAAAACCGAAATGATGGGTGAGTTTACAAAGATAAAAGAAAATCAAGAAAACCTACCTTGTAACCAAGATGATATGGTTGAGTTTTACCAAGATGGTTTGGCTATACTTGAACACTTTAGAAAACATCGTGGTAAGTATTTTATGAAAAAGAACTACGAGTTGGTTGGTATTGAGTTGCCTATAACTATGGAACTACAAGAGAATGTAGAGTTAAAGAGTTTTCTTGATGTTGTGATACGAAATAAGATATCAGGTAAGATAACTATTATTGACCTTAAAACTTCTACAAGAAGTTGGACAGATTATCATAAGAAAAACTTTTACAAGAAAGCTCAGTTATTACTTTACAAACAATTTTATTCAGAAAAGTTTGATGTTCCATTGGATAAAATAACAGTAGAGTTCTTGATATTAAAAAGAAAGATAGCAAAACAAAGTGATTTTCCAATCAGTAGGTTACAGAGATTTGAACCTGCTAATGGTAAGGTTAGTGTCAATAAGACCATGAAAGCATTTACCGAGTTTCGTGAAGCTATCTATGATGAAAAGGGAAACCATAAAACAGATAGAAATTACAATGCTTCTCCTGGTAGTGCTTGTAAGTTCTGTGAGTTTGTAAAAACGGAGCATTGTGAATGGGGAAAGATACTTTAAGAGTAGCAATAGTTGGTAGTCGTAAATATGAAAACCGAAGAAAGATTAAGGAATTTATATTTAAATTAAAAACTGATAAAGGTCCTGATACTATTATTGTTAGTGGTGGGTGTAAAACAGGCGCTGACTATTATGCTAAAAAGTATGCTTTAGAATTGGGATTACAGTATCAAGAGTTTCCACCACAACACGAACATTGGAATTTATATTGCCCTAAAGATAAAAAAGATTATAGTAAACCATATAGTGTAAAAAACTATTATGTTCGTAATAAGATAATAGCTGCTTATTCACAATATATTGTTTCTTTTGTTCCAAGAGGAGTTGAGTCGAAAGGCTCTATGTCAACAATTAATTATGCTAATAAGTTTGGAAAAAAAACCCTTGTTATTAATTAAACTATATATTTATATATACTAGTTATATACAACGAGGAATAGGTTATGAAAAAAAATACTTTAACAAAGTTGACATCAGTAAAAATACTTAAATCACTATATGAAGATTTTAAGTTTAGAACAGTTAACTCATCAATGAATTTACAAAAATTAGTTAATCGCTCTATCCATCAATATGTTCATGATAATGTTATAAAAGAAAACATAGAAAGTTATGATAAACTTCACACAAGTGGGAGCCGGTTTTAATGATTAATATGAGAGAAGATTTAATAAATGCAAGCAAGATGCATTTCAAAGCTCACATCGAAAGACATCGTATCAATGTTGAAAATTTAATGGAAAATGCTTTAGGTTTAGCAGAACATCCTGACATTATGGATACCATTGAAAAAGAGTTAGCAATTATAGCTGAATATGATGATAAACTAAATATTTTAAATAAATACTTTGAAAATTATAATAGAAATAAAGAGGTTTTAAATGGCTAAGAAAAAGATTTTATTGATGTCCGATGATTTGAGAATGCATAGTGGAGTAGCTACCGTATCCAAAGACATTGTATTTGAGACATTACA